TCTCTTATTTTTTGATGTACATATGGTGGGCTCTGGTAGGGTATGAGCATACTCTCGTGTGGGAGGGGGGTAGCAAATGGAAGAACTGTTTTCATTGTGGCTCAGAATTAACGGTCGGTTGAAGGAAGTTGAAATGACTGAGGCTGACGTGGACTCTTTAGAGCTTCAGATTGCCCGGACGCGCGCTCGAAAGCAATTCCATGAGTCCGGCCCAAGGACTGAGGCTGCAGCTCTGGAGGTACGATAGGGGGCGCCTTCGAGTCCCCTATATCCTGAAGCCGGCCTATCGCTCGAGCTTCAATTAGCCAAAGCAGTTGTCGTACTTCGGTTCGTCCGTCCTGCTCCGCCAAAATCCGTAGAAGCTCCCGCTGTCGAATGGGTAAAAAGCCCAGCACGTCGTTAGGATGCTTTTCGCCTTCGTTTGCCATGATCCTGCTTTTTTTCCTCGAAACCTATAAATTCAGCACGCATCGGGCGCTCGACCATCGCCGCTTCAAGCAATAAGCCGTCCGCATATTTGTCCAGGATGCTTTCCACGAATGACGCCATAGACCCGTGGTAGTGCTGCTCCTCTTTAAGTCGGCGCAGCTTCTCCTCAATGCCGGCGTCAATTTGTGGTCTAAAAAACGGTCGCTTTCGAGCCATGAAAATAAAATACCCTGTTGACAAGTTGTACAACTAATGGTATAAGTTGTACAGGAAGCGGACAACAACGGCAATTACTGAACAACTTAAGACCAATAATAGCAATGACGGCAGGCAAAGGCAAGAAAGCGAAAAAGAAGGAAGAGACGGAGGGAGAAGCAATGAATCACAGCAGTGGGTGGTTGAACGCCAGAGAGGCGGCCCTTTACTTAGGACGCAAATCGCGGACCGCCTATAAGACCATGCAATTCTTGGCGCGAGCAGGAAAAATCCGCGCGGGGTTTGATGGGAAGACCTGGCACTTCCGGCCCGAAGATTTAGACAGCTGGCTTTACGTGAACGCAAAAAAAGTAGCTCGCTAGGAGGGGTCTATGTACCTCGTTCAAGGGTGTGGAGTGAGCCTGATCTGTGACAAGGGGCACATTATGACGGAGTGGATCGACTACATCATCCAGCGTGGTGGTGTGCCAAAGGTCCAGCCGTTGACGAGCGAGTTCACCAATCTGCAGGCGGTGGCCTGACATGTCGACTGCAATCGCCATGGATTCTGCCGTCGTGACCTGGGTAGACGTCGCGACCTGGCTGGGCCCTAACAAGCTCTACGAGCCTTGCTCGAGTTGCGCTCAGTGGAAGGTATTGATTTGGCTGCATATGTGCGGTCGATGCGCGATCGAACACAAACGGCGGACCGCCGAGGCTGTGGCGCTTTGGAAGGCCGAGTGGGAAGCCGCACAGGCGCGCAAGAGAAAGGAGGAAGGCTATGCTCCAAGTCTCTGATTATCGCCTTGAGCCCACGGAATGCATTTGCAACCGCCACCGCGAAGAGTGCGGGTGTCGCGAATGCCACGAGCACAAAGAGCATTACTGGCGGGACTGGAAATTCTATCCGCCGTGCGAGTGGTGCCTCCTCGAGCTTTCTGGATGGCTTGCCGAGAACACCGATTACTTTGAGTTGCAGCGGCAATATGGGAGGACGGCCTAGCCATGAACGACTACGAGCTTTGCCAGATTGGGCAGGACGGGATTCGATTCCACGCTTGCATTTCCTGGATAGGCGATCACCTGCATTCGATCAGCTTCTATGACCACGAAGGGCCGAACAGGGACGGCTACGCCGCCGCATTTTGGTTCGACGGAAAATGGGGCGCTGTTTCGAATAAAACGCTCGCATGACCCATCAGTTATTAAAGGCGCTTGAGCGCCAAAGACAATGCCTCAACGAATTGGCGCGGATCAGCGCCGAGATCGCAGACGCACTAACGGGCAAACTCGCCGAGAGCGAAAAGGCCCTAAAAGGAGACTGCAATGAGCCTGTTCAAACCCGCTGAAGAAAAACCCAGCTTCCTCAAGATGGGGATCTATGGTCCCCCGAAGTCCGGGAAATCCTACACCTCGACATTGATCGCTAAGGATCTCCACAAGGAGATCAAGTCGACAAAACCCGTCGCCTATTTCGACACCGAAGGCGGCTCCGACTATCTGCTCGGCACCTATAAAGCCGCGGGGATCGAGCTCCTCGTCGTGAAAAGTCGCAGCTTCTCCGACCTCATGGAGGCGGTCCGCGAGGCGACCCAGACTGCGGACATCCTCATCGTCGATTCCGTAACGCACGTCTGGAAGGAGTTGATGGACGCCTACAAAAAGAAGCGCGGCATCGACTATGTCCAGTTCGACGACTGGGCGATCATCAAAAAAGAGTGGGAGGCGTTCACGACCCTTTTCCTGAATTGCCATCTGCATATGGTTGTGTGCGGTCGCGCCCAGGACGTCTGGGAAGAAACCGTTAACGAGAAGGGCCGCAAGGAAAAGTCTGTCGTCGGTTCGCGCATGGCCACCGAAAAGAATCTCGCCTATGAACCGTCGCTGCTGGTTGAAATGGAGCGTATCGCCGACCCGAAGACGGGCTTCCTCACGCCGCGGGCGTGGATCTTGGGCGACCGCTTCCCCGAGACCGGCCTTTCCGGCAAGTGCTTCGACAATCCAGCCTATGAAACGTTCCGCCCGCACATTGAGCGGCTAAACCTCGGCGGCAACCCGGCGGGCGTTGATGTGACGCGCTCAAGCGAGAACCTCTTCACACCAGGCTCATCGGACAGTCGCTACGAATACCAGAAGCAGCGCGACATCGCCTTGGAAGAAATCAAGGACGAGGTCGACCGGCGCTGGAGCGGGATGTCCGTCGAGCAGAAGAATGCTCGCATCGATGTCCTTGTGGCCGTGTTCGGGACTTCGAGCAAAACGGCGATCGAGAACCTTTCCGTCAACGTGCTGCGCGAGGGTCTGAAGCGAATTCGCTCGGGTGAGTTCGATCAGGCCGGCAAAGCCGACGAACCTGTTGATCAAAACGGGGCGCATAAGACGCCCTCCAAAAAGAAGGCAGCCTAAATGATCCTCGATACCAACGGAGAACTATTTCCTGAAGGGCGATACACCTTGCGCCTCTCGGATGTCCCGAGCGCGGAAGAGGTCGGGCAATACCTCGGCTGGCGCTTTACCTTTGAAGCGGACACCGAAGATGGCCCGCGGACCTATAGCGAGCGCTTCATGGTCTGGCTGATGGCGCCGCTCATGCGCGCGCTCAATTACCCCGAGGTAAAACCGGGGAAGTTCGACTTTGATCCGCCCAAGGCGCTTGGCCGGAGCGTCGTCGCAACTATCAAACACGTGACCATTGAAAAAGGCGCATCTGCTGGTAAGACGGTCGCGCGCATGACGGAGATTCAGCCAGCGGGCGCGACATCGAAGGTCGTTCGGGCGGCCGTCGCAGCACAGGCGCCGCGGGAATCTGAAATTCCGTTCTAGCTCTATCAGTGGCTTAGCAGGGAGGGGGCGTGGTTAATACCGAGCGCGCAAGGGATTACATGGACGCTACTCGCGATCATCGTCGACGCATTTCTGCGGCCGTGCAGGTCGACGGGGTGTATGACGATTACGAAATCGAAATGATGCCGGCGGAGGCGTTATCGTTTGCAGCGACGAGCCCAGTTCTCCCTGGCATCGCGGAGAGCGTTTATGTGCTCATCGATGTGTTAAACCACGCGATCCCCGTGGCTGACTTCGGCCCGAATCATCCCCGGACCGGCGTGTCTCACCATAAATTTCGCGTCGGTCGCCAGCACGGAGATCGTCTGCTCGTGCTTGAACTGTTCAAAGGCTACTTCGCGAGTGATTATCCATTCGATGAATTGCTCGAGAAAATCCAGCAATACGCTGAGAGTGCGGGCTGTTCGCTCGAGCAAGAAGGCGATGAGACCGGCTACCGCTTTATATTCCTCTGGGCTCGTCAAAAAAACTTTGAAGGCGACTAAGCGGCAAAAGGAGAACCAATGAAGCGAGGCCTGTGTGTGACGATGTTGTTATTCGTCGTGGGTGTGGCGCATGCCGAAAATGACGCAATAGTACCGACGGATGCAGGGAAGTTTTTCTACATCTATCACGACAAAGGGGACCGCCAAAATCATTACATCCCGTCGGGATGGATGGGTGACTACGGTGACCTAAAGCTAAACGAAGCCTACATGCAAGACCCGGCTGACGGGCGGACGGCGATCGAATGGACCTATAACGCGCAAGCCAAGCAGGGCGCAAATTGGGCCGGCGCTTACTGGCAAGCTCCAGCCAACAATTGGGGCGACAAGCCTGGCGGCTACAACCTTCGCGGCTATAAGCGGTTGACGTTTTGGGCGAAGGCTGACCGGATCGCGAAGATCGCCGAGTTCAAGGTCGGCGGCATCACTGGCCAATATAGCGACACGGCAGATGTTGGCCTGAGCAATGTCGAACTCGGGACCAAGTGGCAGAAGTACACGATCGATCTGAAGGACGCCGACCTTCAGCACATCGTCGGCGGCTTCTGCTGGTCTGCCAGCCGCGACGACAACATGGACGGCTTCAAGCTGTATCTCGACGAGATTCGGTTTGAGAAATGAAGAAGGTTTACGGCGATCGGTTCATCCGGCGACCGTACTACAAGTATCTCGATGAAGAGTACACCCGCGGCGTCATGGACCGTGCGCAGCTTCGAGCGCGGCTCATGCGCCGCTGGGCTCTTCCGAGCTTTTTCGCAGACGAAGTGATCGCGAGGTGGCTGAGGATGCGCCACGGGCGCCGTCCCTAGGTGGCGCGGGGTAAGTAAGGGGAACGGGAAGGGGCTTCCGGGACATTGGAAGGACGTGTGTAGTGGCCGATCAAGGCAGATGGTTTAAGCTGTGGTGCACCGCACTGGGTGACGCTGATCTTGAGGATTTAGATCCCCACGACTGGTACTGCTGGGCGAGGCTTGGCACCTATATGAAGCTCCATGGAAGCGAGGGCACGATCCAATTCACCGCCCCCGCCCGGGCGCTTTTTAACCTCTTCCACGTACCCTCTTTTGAAGCGGCAATTGCGATCATCCGACGGTTTCCTCATTGCATTCTTGAGGAGGTAAGAGACGCCCGTAAAGGTGCAACGAATTCGATCGTTGCAATCAAGGTCACTTACCAAAACTGGCACAAATATCAGGCCGATTATTCAACCGAGCGGTCGCGGATATGGCGCGCCAAAAGGCGCCATCATGCAACGCATCAAGAGGAGAAGAGAAGAGACGTAGAAGAGAAGAGAAAAGAAGAGATCCCCCAAACCCCCTTGGCTGCGCCCGTTTCAACGTCAAAGGCGAACGACACGGCTGCACCGAAAGGCGCCGGCTTAAAGCCGGGCAGCAATCCGCTTTCAACCCTCAAGATAAACGGTAAGCCCTACGTGCCAGAGCCGGAAATACCGGAAGAAGAGCGCATGAGCCCGGAAGACATGGCGACCATTCGCCAGCAGAACTTCGCCCATGCTGCCGCGCGACAGCCTCCCGCCGAAGGAGCCCAAGATGACGTTTTTTAAGCGGATCAAATGCAGCACAATCCCATTTTTCAAAAGCCGGAAAAATGAAAAGAAGCACTACCATCGTTTTTTGGACAAAGCAAGCGATCAAGTTGCGGTTTGGGAGAAGCGAGATTGTCCTGGCGGCGAAGTGTATTTCCTGGGAATGCTGCGCGAGTGCGTTTGCGGCCAATTGCGGTTTCAGGTTCCAGGCATGACTGAAGTCGAGGTGACGCGATGACGCTGGATGACCGAGTCAAAAAAATTGAAAGAAGATTAGCGATTGAAGGGCATGAACTAGCCCAAATACCAAGGATAATCGCCGCCGAACTACAAGAGGCATTGAATGAAGATCGGGCGAGTCGCTGTGCCGACGATGATTACAAAGGCTGGTATGAGCGCGGAAAGGCCGAATGCGCTAATACGCACGACGAGATGATTCAAAAGGCGAAAGAGGAAGCAAGGGTGACGGGGTGTATTGCCTGCCATGGCGCACGAATATCCGTGCCAATGATGAATTCTATGCTTTGCAGTTACTGTTATCACGTAGCCCGCGCGAGGCATAAAGCCTACGAAGATGCGGCGAAGATTTGCGGCGAAAGCTGTGCATGGACCGCCCAGAAAGCGATCCTGGCCAAAATTAACCAATGACGCCCGGTGAGGAGAAGGCGTGGCTCGGTCGCTGTTTGCTTATCGGCAATAGCACCGCTAACTGGGCGTTGCGCATGCCGCCGGAGCAAGAATTCAAAATTGCAGCCCATCGAAAAATCTATCGCGTGATCTGGGATCTCATTCGTCGCGGGGAATTCGTCAACGTCGTAACAGTCGCGTCCGAGTTGAAAAATCAACGCGCCTATATTTCGCCGGATTATCTCATCGAGCTGACGAACAGTTGTGACGAGAAAAAGTGAGGGTGGCAATGTTTACCGACGACAATTTGAAGCGGTTGAAAAAATATATTGACGGAGAAATTGATATTGAAATCGGCCCCGCACATCTCGCACCGCTCCTCGCCCGCCTGGAAGCGGCGGAGAAGGTTATCGAGTGGGTTGACGAAAACGTGCCTGGTGAATGGGACGGTGTAAAGCCCTTCCAGGCATGGCGCAAGGCGGCGGGGAAATGACTAAGTCCGAATTTCTGGCCTGGCTCGACCGCTACCGCTACACCGGCTGGGTGCGGGAGGTTGTTCAGAGCCAGAAGTTCTCGGAAGCCGAGCTCGACGGACTTCACAAAGCGATGCAGCCGCACCTCGAGATGAAGAACGAGTGGCGGAGGAAGATCGGGGCGTGACGATCGACGATCTCAAATCTTTGGTTGAACGCCAGGCAACGGATGCTGGCTTGTGGTGTGATCCGAAGTCCGCAACAGAACGTTATCTACAAATGCATCTGCGAATGTTGCACCGAGCGATTGAGGAGCTCGAATGACCTTTCTAGATTTAGAGCCTAGCGCAGTTTGGCTTTGTATCGGGATTGTGGTGCTCGCCATTATCGGAGCCGTGATGGTGTTCAGGCGATGAGTAGCCCTTACGCCCGCTCAAAGCAGCAGCTCGAAGCCGCTGGCTACTTGGTCGGCCGCACCGAGCATTGGAACTCTTTCGTTAAGATCCGCCAGGACCTCTTCGGCATCATCGACATGATTTGCGTGAAGGCGGATGAGCTCGGGGTTCTAGGCGTGCAGCCGACGGTCGGCGACCGGGTGTCAGATCACCTGAAGAAAGCCTTGGCGAATAAAGTGCTGCCCGTGTGGCTAGCGGCTGGGAACCGATTCGTCATCCACGGCTGGCGCAAGGTGGGCGACCGTGGCAAGCGCAAGCTCTGGGAATGCCGGCTCGTGCCGGTGACGGTGGAGATGTTCAAAAACTGAGAAGGAGGATTCGCGTGACACCACAACAAATGGAGATAGCGGGAACTGAGCGCAGCGAACTTGGCCAGCGCGCCTACGACGTCCTGGAGCAGAAGCAGAAGATCGCTGACGAGCAGGAGAAGCTTGCCGAGCTCCAGCAGGCGCTCATGGATCAGATGCGCTCAGAAGGCAAAGAGCAGTTCAAGGCGTCTGGATATGTGTTCACGATCGCCGACATCGGCGAGAAACTTCGGATCACGAAAGGATAAACCAATGAGTCAACGATTCAGCTACGTGAAGTACGACGTCCAGTCGACGGATAAGCAGGAAACGTTCAAGCAAATGTTCGAGGACATCGAGGAATACGCCGAACAAAACCTCGAAGAAAGCCGAGCTCGGTCCCTGCTTCTAACAGCGCTGGAGGAGGCCTACATGTGGACGGGAAAGGCGATTCGAGATGAACAAATCAAACGTGGCGTTGCCGCCGAGCATGCGCCAGAGAGAGGGTAAATCCGATGCCGCTCATAAACCTAGTCATCGTCCTCATTGTCGTTGGCGTTCTTCTATGGCTCGTCAACACGTACATCCCGATGGACCCCAAGATCAAGCAAGTCATCAACATCGTGGTGGTCGTTGCCGTCGTGCTGTGGGTTTTGGGTCTATTCCTTGGCTTCGGCCATCTGTCGGCGATCCGTGTTGGACGCTAAACCGAAGTGGGAAATCATCGGCCTTAAAGGCCGGTATTGTTTCGACTGCTGTCGCAGCCTGCGAGATTTCAAGCGTCAAAAGTATTCCATCGTGGCGATGTGCCACGAGGACTTACATGAGTTTCTGAAAAATGGGGACATGGACCGAGTCTATCGAATCGTGAAGGAGAAAGAACATGAAGGCCAACGGACTTAAAGGCGATTACTGTCAGACGTGTGCGGCAATCTTAGATGGAGTCCAGCGCAATCACCGCAGAGTCGTTGTGTTAGATAGCCAATGCGCAGCGGTGTTCCATCAGAGCGGCGATGCGGCAACGCTCGACGAGATCCAGAAGGGCGAAAATGATCCGGTGATCAATGAGCACGCGAAGCACGTGGCGCCCGAGATCCCGTCGCATAAGCACAAAGAAGAAACCGGTCGCATGCTCGAGGACGTCGACGCTTCGCCAGAGGATGCTGCGTATAAGACGAACCCGCGCGGGAAGAAGAAAAAGCACGAACATCGTTAGCTGTTACAGTTGTGCGGTTGAAGGCATCCGGCCAGTGCCGCGATGTTGGATTGATCCAACGTCGATGCACTTCAGATGTTCGTGCGGCTGGAGTATTTCGTATAAGTCGATCGTTGAGATGGAGCAGAGAGAGCATGGGTCTAATCGAAAGTCTCAAGTCAATAGGCATCCGAACAGCCGACGCGCTCAATCGCCTAAATGACCCGTTCCAGCCGTTCAACCGGCCCGCGCTTCCGAAGGAGCAGAAAGCGCTACACCAGTTGGAGGCTGAGTTTTATCAGGATCTGGTCGGAAACTTCTGGGCCTGCGACGGACAGGTGCTTCTTCATCGCATCCCCCTGCCGGTTGGCTCGCCGCTGGATCTGGGCGATCAGGCGATCTGGCACGGCGTCTACACGGCAATGCTTGCGGTCCGGTGGAATGTCTTGGATGCGGGTTCTAGTGAAATGCCGGGTCCAGAACTGCAGGATTCGGGATTCAGTGATTTGGTCAATGCGGTCAAAGGACTTCAATTGCATCAGACCATCCATGGCGAGGCGAAACCTCGCCTCATCCGAGGAGTAAGCGATGACCTTAAAACTTGGCAAGACGACGCCTCGAATGATAGTGCGACGGGGCACTTGCTGGGAATCTACGTCGCCTGGAAATATGGGCCATCAACTTTGCGACCAGTGTTGCAAACGTTGGCGGCAGGATTGGCCTGTGAGCTACTCAATCGTCATTGCGCTCTCGTCGACGCGGTCGGCAACCCAACCACGTATGGAGCATTGGAGCAGGGCTGGAAGTCGGACCCTTTGCGGATTACGCTTGCCCTTGCGATCTACGCCGTCGGCGCTACTCTCTGCAGAATCCCCGAGTTCGCGAAAGCTTATTCGGATCTCTTCGAGAAATATAAGCCGATCCTCGCCTACCCGAAAGTAAAGCTCTGGTGGGTTGAGAACCACAACGACACGCATCGCGCCGCCATCCACCTGGCGATCCTGGCAGATCTGACAACAGGCGACGCACGCGATCTGTACGTGATGGGGCTCGAGCGCATCCGCGCGATGGTCTCCAAACTCGGCAACATCTGGGTGAGCGCGCTCTGCGCCTGGGGCCGCGGGCTCCAATGGCGGGACGACCGAGACTTGGCGCTCAAGGTGCTCTCGGAGTTCACGCTGGCCGATAAGCAGTACAACCCGGGTCGTGACAACACGAACTATAGCGCTTCCTGGTTTAAACCGATTCTTTGGAACGGCGTCTACATGGCGAACCAGCCGCTGCCGCGGTGGATAGCGCGTTCGCAGGACTTCTTCTGGCAGCGCAACTTGCGCTCACTTGATCCTGGCTCGCACGGCGCACCGGCCGATTCCCGACTGAACGGAGGCGATTTCCTGGCGGCGTATTGGCTTAGCCGTCTCATGGGTATTCTTAGCGCCGACGACTAGCCCTAGAAGCTACACAAGCTAGTTTCTCCGTCGAAGCAGATGAATTATAAGCAACTTAAAAATATGCCAACAGATACCCAACGAGGAACCATGACAAATTACACCGAACCGAAGAGAGTGTGCGGCTTACATAAATGCGTTCTCGTTACATCGCATAAAGACCCCTACGATCTCATCTGCTGGTCCTGTAGCCAGATTGAAAGGGCCGCAAGAAGACTGGTTGAGGCGGTAGAAGGTTGTGGGCATTGTGAGCGTGGGTGCGGTCAAACCATTCGAGCGGCACTTATCGATTGTCAGGAACAGTTGCAATTAGCCGACGGGGCTAAGAGCGAAAATCTATGAGACATGGTTGGGAAGTTTATCGACGACAAAATCGTGTCTCGTTGGGGGTTTGATGGCAGAGCGCGATGAATATAAAAAGCTACAAGCAATTGTTAGGGACATCCTCGAAAACTGTCCGGGCGAAAATGCTGGACAATTCATTGCGGATCGAATTTCGCTGGCTTGGAGTTTGGGATATGAACAGTGCGTTGAAGATCACAAGGACCACTAGCCCAAGAAGCTACACAACGAATTTATTGAACGGAACATGAAACCATTAACGATTGATCTAAGCCCGGGAAGCGACTTTCGATACTTACTTAGTGTGGTTGCCTTTATCTGCATGGTGGTACTGGTCGCCCGCCGGATAAAGTAAGTCAAAAAAAGGTGGACAAAGTTGTACAACTCCGTTACACTTAGCGGCAAATGAACGGCTGGTGTGGATCGGATTTCAACTTCCCCCGCCTTTGGGCGGGGATTTTTTATGCCTAGAGATTTGCGTCCTGCCTTCGCGGCGATGGCGGGGAGGAGATACCAGATGTCACAGAAGGCCTCGAAAGAAGAGATGCCCAAACTAATTGCCGAGCTCGTCAATCGCCAATCGAATTTGAAAACCATCGAGCTCATCGAGAAGTTCTTGGCCACGGTCCACGTGGCGGGCGCTGAGTCGGTGAGCAATTTGAGCCGCTGCTTCTCTTGGCTGATCGGTGTCTCCCAGGGCGAGGCTTTGCGCGTGAAAGAGCTGAAAGAACTGCTGCCCGATCAGGACACGAAAGTAAAGCTCGGACCGGAAGAGCCAGCCGAGGAGCCGGAGCCCGTGGATGCTGCGCAGATTTCGCAAGGCGGCGTCGAAATCTCGAAAGGGTCGCCTGTCTTTGAGCAGGCGTGAATATTCCGGCCGGGCATGCAGCGCCGGTCACGCGCGAGAAGATCGTCACCGAACACTCGAAGTGGCTGATGTATGCGGACTACGATCCGGTGAGTCTCCGGTTCGAGGTCGGGTTTAAAAACGGCCGGATCGTCCAGCACTGGCCGGTTTACCCGCAGACGTGGCTGGATTTCAAAGTGGCGCCATCGAAGGGAAGCTTTTACACCTTCGCGATCAAGAAGGTGACGCCGCCGGTCGAGGTAAAGGCATAAATGAACGCAAAAAACGCGGCGAAATTCAAGAAACCGGAGGAGTACCAGGCCGAACAAGTGCGCCAGCCGCAGGAAGGCGTGAAGGTTGGCCGCGAAGTGTTCTTCCGTTTGCGCTTGATGCCAGCTTCGCTCGTCCAGTATGCGGTCGAGCAGGTGACGCTTGAGAACGACGCAGTTGTTGAGCGCAAGAACGTAACCGAACGGGATATCCTGCCGATCACGCTTTCCAAGATCGAGGATCTGATCTTGCAGCAGGTGCGGCGGTGAGTGCGCTTGCCCGCTTCTTTGCGGCCCTTGCCGCCTTTTTCGAGTCCAAGGCCTCGGCCAAGAAATTGGCCGCTAGAATCGAAGCGCTCGAAGCGGAGCAGGCATCGCTGAAGCAGCATATGGCGCAGCTTCGGGTCGACATGGGCAAGTGCAAAATGATGGTGGGCCTGAACCAGATTTTGGACGTGACGCCGAACGAAGTCTGATCTTTCAATCTGAGTCGTCGTTGGACCGGGAAGGGATTTAACGGCGACTCGTTATTCGACGTAAGAAAAGCGAGGCCAGTGTGGTGGCCACACCCATCACACGGCCTCGTTTTTTTTATGGCGAAATTCGAGAAAGGTTGGGCCGGTGGGCCAGGAAGGCCGGTCGGATCAAAAAACAAAAGCTACACGAGCCTCAACGTTTGGTTCGAGTTGATACACAGCACGCTTGAAGAGCTGCCGCCCGAAAAGAAGCTCGAATACGGCTTCAAGGCGGCGGAACTTTTATTGGCCAAAGTACAAACGCTGCCCGGCACGCCCGGCGATTCGAGGTCCAATGCCGACAATGCGTTGGCCGAACTGAAAGCAGCAGAGGAATATGGAATCAAACGCGACGATGGAAGCCCCCCATCTCAGTCCGGAAGCGACGGCGCTGATGTGGCGGCTGGGCCGGCTCAAGGCTAAGCTTCAGCCCAAGCAAAAACTGGTATATGAGACGCTTCAGAAAGCGTCTCCCGAGGATATTTTCTGCATCGTATGCTCGCGTGGATTTGGCAAGACCTATACTGGCTGTGCGTTTGCTATCGAAACGGCACGCCAGCAGACCGAACCCTGTTCGATCCTCATCATTTCATCCACCCTGAAAAAGCTGCGGATGATTGTGCGGCCGAACTTCCAGCAAATCCTCGCCGATTGCCCGCCGGAGTTTCGGCCCAAAGAAAACCGCCAGGACAGCTACTGGGAATTTCCGGGCGGGATTCGCATCCATCTGATCGCCGGCGAAAAAGGGCATATCGAGAATGTCCGCGGTATCCACAAGGTTGTCCTGGTTTTGATCGACGAAGCTGCGTTTTTCGGTGACGAGGAAGACTCTTACCCGCTCGATCACATCATTCTAAATATCCTCATGCCGATGTTCATCCGGACCAAGTCGCAGGCCCGGATTGTTGCCATGACGACCCCGCCAGAGACCCCGAACCATCCCATCAAAGCGATCTTCCAGCAGTCGGCGCTTTCTGGCTCGGTTGCAGTGTTCGATATTCATCAGTCGGACATCCCAACAGCGCGCGTCGAGCAGATGCGCTCCCGCATGCTGTCGATGCCGGGGGGGGAGCTTGCATGGGAACGGGAAATGCTCTGCAGGTGGGTCGTCGATACTAACCGGCTGATCATTCCTGAGTGGAAAAAAGATTACGAGGTGGTCACGAGGCGCGACGAGCTCTTCCCGTACTACGACAAATATTTCTCGCTCGACATCGGATCAGTCGACAAAACGGTAGGACTTCTTTTCTGGTACGACTTCCGCCGCGGAAAAATCGTCTTCGAGGATGAGATCGTATTCGAAGGGCGCCAGTGGACAACCGATAACCTGGCGGCCGAACTCAAGGCCAAAGAACTCGGCCAGTGGGGGCCGAACTACCATACCTACCGCCGTGTCGCCGACTCCGACAACCAGATTTTGCTCGCCGACCTCACCCATCTACACAAAATGCCGATCCTGCCGACCACGAAGAACTCACTCAACGCCATGGTAAACCAGGCGCGCATGGAAGTGAAGTCCGGAAACGTCGAGGTAAATCCCCGCTGCAAGCTCCTGATCCAGACGTTGCATGACGGCATCTGGAATAAATCAAAAGACGAATTTGCTCGCACCACGGCGCTCGGTCACATGGATGCGATCGCCGCTTTTATCTACGGCATCCGGAATGTGGACAAGCTTCATAACCCGGTCCCTGTGACCTACGGCTTCCAGCCGGAAAACCAGATTTACCCGACGCAACCGAAGGCGCAGACTACGCAGGAACTTGAGCGGGCGCTTGTGGCCTCGAATCCTTTCTTGAGCAAGGAGCGCGAATGATCAGCGACGAACACTTTGCGCTCGATTCGATGCGCTTTACCGCTTCCGTCATGGGAAATCCCGAGTATCTGACGGCAGTGAAGAACATCAAGCAGGCGAAGGATGAGCGCCATGTGGGCATTGAGAAACTGAATAGCTTCCACGCCCACCAGCACGCCGAGCGCCAGAAGCGCGCGAAGAAGGAGCCCGCATGATCCCGGTAACGGTCGGACAGGGAAAGTTTCGGATGCTGACGCCTACCCGTTCGATCATGGGCAACTACATCCTGGTAGGCGCGCTCGTTTCTGGCGCCGGCGTCTACACAAAGCGCGTCAAGCCGAATGCGACGCGCGACGATCTGCGCCGGGCCTATGGGCTTTTGAGAGAGCAAATACACAAAGAGCACCCTGGGATCAAAGAGGAATTCACGATGCTGCGACCGAAGACGGCCTATAACTGATGGCTGGCGCTCCCGCAGTCCCATCGACGGAGCAGAAGCAACACTCAAAGCTCACCGATTATTTCGCCCTCAAAACTGGTCGCGAGTTTGTCGAGGCCGCTTTCAAGAAAATGGACGACTATCGCTCATTCCTCGAGCGGTCGGGGCGACTTTCCACCTGGAAGCGGGTCTATAAGAACTACTACCTCGGGGGCCTCGAGAATGCGCGCCTCCGCCAAGGTGGCGACAAGAACCAATTCGTGATGGCGCAGGTGAACCACTTCGCGAACATCCTGGGCCACATGCTCAACAACGTCACCATGTCGCGGCCGAACCTCAAGGCTCGCGCGCAGAATGCCGACTTCAAATCGCTCGCCCAGACAAAAGTCGGCGATCAGGTCCTTGAATATTTCCTCGGCGAAAAAGACATGGAGGACCGCACGAAGGATACGGCCGAGCTTTCGCTGCTCTTCGGCGATGCAGAGCTCATGGAACTTTGGGACGCGCTCGCTGGCGAAGACGCAGCGGCCGATGTGGACCCCGAAACAGGGGAGCCGACGGGTGCGGTGCAGAAGCAGGGCGACGTCATCTTTGATTCTTTCGCGCCAATGGACGTGATCAAAGATCACACCATGGGCTCGCCTATCTCGTGCAACTGGAAGATTGTGCGGAAGATGACGAACCGCTGGGATCTGGCCGCAAAGTACCCTCAATACGAGACGGAGATTCTCCAGACCTCGAGCTCGCCGTCCAATATGCGCCGTCAGCGAATCGGCCACGCAACTTTTGAACCCGACGAAGATCAGATTTGGCTCTACACGTTCATCCACCTCAAAACGCCAGCTCTTCCGGATGGCCGCCTCGTTCAGTTCATAGACAACTCAGACGTTATCCTGATCGATTCGCCGCTTCCGCACAAAAAGATTTTGCACCGCATCGCGCCGCGGGAGCAGCATGGGACGGTTTTCGGTTACACCCTCGCCTACGACCTTCTGCCGATCCAAGAAAACCTGAACATGCTCTACTCGATCATCGCCTCCAACCAAGCGATGTTCGGCGTTCAATCGCTCCTTGTGGCGAAGGGGTCCGGGATCGAATACTCCGCGCTTCAGGGCGGACTAAAGATCGTCGAGTACGACGCCAAGCCCGGCGTGGACACGAAACCTTCCGTTCTGCAGCTCACCTCAACCCCGGCCGAAATTTTCAAACACATCGACCATCTGATCATGCAGATGGAAACGATCTCTGGCGTGAACTCTGTCGTGCGAGGCCAGCCGGAGGCGTCACTCGAATCGGGAGCGGCCCTGGCACTTGTTGCCTCGCAGTCTTTGCAGTTCATGTCGAGCTTCCAGCAGGCGTACACACGGCTACTTGAATCATCTGGTACTGGCTTGCTGGACATTTTGAAGAACTACGCGAAGGCCCCCCGCCTCATCTCGATCGTCGGAAAGAACAATGTGCAGTACCTGCCGGAATTCGTCGGCGACGACATCTCGCTCATCGACCGCGTGACGGCTGAGGTAAACAATCCGCTCGCGCGCACCACATCAGGCAAACTCCAGATCGCGCAGGACCTCATCACGAAGGGCAAAATCACCCCGGACCAATACCTGCAGATCCTCGAGACGGGCTCCCTTGAGCAAGCCATTGAAGGCCAGTCTTCCCAGCTCATGTTGATCAAAGAAGAAAACGAGCGCCTGATGAAAGGCGAGGAAGTCCCGGCGCTCCGCACTGACCTGCACATGACGCACATCTCCGAACACGCTGCGGTCCTTGCCAACATCGACGCGCGCTTCAAGCCGGAGATCGTGAATGCGGTCGACGCACACATCAGGCAGCACGAGCAGCTCCTGATGCAGCTCACGCCGATCTTGGCCGGAGCGACGAATCAGCCGGTGCTCAATACGGGCGCACCCCCTACTGGTGGTGGACCTGGTGCTGGTGCAGGCGCACCACCACCTGCGGGCGGAGGAGCACTCAACGTTATCAACCCTGAGAATCCAGTGCAGGGAGCAGCCAACGCTGTCAAGCAGCCCGCTATGCCGAAAAACCCGCTAGGCGGCCAGCCGTTTAACGCGACTACAGGAGGGATGTAAATGAAACGTATGCTCGCCGTCCTCGCCACACTCGCCGGGGTTGCAGTGGCCGCATGGGCGGCTCGCACGGTCTATACGGGACCCCTCGTCCATGAATCGGGATTGGCCTACGACAAAAATTACACTCTCAACACGACGAACCACGGGATTTCTTCTCTCTCCGCGACGGCCTCATATTCCAGCGCTACCGTGGCTGCGCAAACCTTTACCGATGGGCAGGTCTCAACTGGCTCTATTACCGTCACTTCGAATTCGAACCTGGCGGGCAAGCAGGGCACCAATACTCTAACGGTGTTATCGACCAGCGGGCTCACCGGCTCATTTATTCTTCTGGATGGAGTCCGGCTTACCAATAGTGTGCATTGGTATACGGGAGTATCGACCAATACAACGGCGACTTCCATAAAAAATGCGATCAACACGTATGCGCCCCAATTTACTGCAACCGCTTTGGGGAATGTCGTCACCATTACCTGTGGCAGTTCCGGAACGTGGTGTAACACCATCTCGCTTTCCGTAGTTGGCACGTCGTCGATTACAGCCGGCGCCGCAACATTTTCGGGAGGAATCGACAATTCATTTTTGGCCATCAACGGAGTTTCGCTTGTCCAGGGGTCCGGATCTGGCCAGTGGGCGGTAGGCGCATCCAGCGCTGCAACGGCAAACAATATCGCAACGCTCATCAATGCGAACACGAGCCTAAACTCGATTGTTATTGCAACTGCCCCGGTTGTCTGTGGCCTCACCAATCCCTGCGGAGTCGTGAAGGTTACGTCAAGCGGCGTCGGCACGACGACAAATTACAGCCTTTACTCTTCAAGTAATTCGCAGCTCACCCTCTCAAGTCCAGTGACCGTTGACTCAAGCGGTCGCGGAACCTCCGCACTCTACGGAGGAGTCAATGCCTCGTGGACGCTAAATGGGAAAGACATAACTATCACAAACAACCCCTTTTACGCGAAGAACGTTGCAAATGGGCAGGCTTCGATGGTTGCCCTTCCGGTGCTCTATTCGACTGGATCGGTTGCTATTGGCGGGCTGACGAACCAGACGACCTACTATGTTATCCCCGTCGACGTTAATACCATTCGCTTGGCTTCTAATTCCGCAAACGCTCAAGCCGGGACTGCAATCACCCTGACATCGAGCGGGACTCCAACGGCTGCGCATACCTACACGCTCACGCCTCTGCCGATCGCGGGCACGGTAAGTATGAAATGGCAAGTTTCGAACGATGGCACAACTTGGACTGATCTTTCGACCCCGAGCGTTACGTTTGGCTTGCCATATACTGCAAGCTCAACCTCATGGGATTTTAACGGTTCGATCTACCAATACTACCGACTGAGTGTGACGGCACCTACGCAGGGAGGGCTGGCCCTCGTCGTGACGATAAACGGCTCGAATTAGGAGGGGCTATGCAAAAGAAATGGCTGTTTATCTTTCTAGTCGTCTTGGCTAAAGGAGCGTCGGCTTCGTCAATCACGCAGCCCGTATCGATCGCCGCTATTCAGACTTCAGCAGCGGCGACGCCAATATCGGTCTCGGTATCGACGACGGTCGTCAATTCTGACGGATCGTTCGCGGTATGCGTGTCGACTTGGGCCAATGTAGCGGCGTCGCAAACCGATCAGATACTTGTTCAGGCGGTCGCCGGAAAATCGATCCGCATCATGGGCGCGAAAGTGATCTGCGGGTCGACGGCGACGGCGATTACGTTTAACAGCAAAGGCTCGGGGGCGGGCACGGCAATCGGGCCGACTGATTCGAATGCTGCGAACGGCGGTTATATTCTTCCGCCATTCAACCTTGGATGGTCACAAACCAATAGCGGCGAAGCGCTATCGGTCACTACCGGGGCCGGCTCGACCACATCGGTTCGGCTCGCCTACTGTCTCTTCTAGGAGGACACCATGAAATACCTTCTTGCAGCGCTGTTGCTCGCGACGCCAGCCTTCGCCGAGACGCTCTATAAAGTCGACAGCCAAGGAAACGGGAATTACCTGCTGCATTACAAGGTGACCACGACCACCATAGACGGCAATACGGTGGAAACGGAATCGAAAACGATCCAAGCGACTCGTGCGGGGTTGCAGTCGGATATTGACTATTGGAACGCCCAGATTTCAAATGCGCAGGCCCATATCGCCGCGGATCAAACGGCCATCACGCAAATTGACGCGCAATGAGCCACGTCGTCCGCATAGCGATTCTAGTCGGTCTCGCCTTCTCAAGCGCCTTGGCGATGGAGACGCCGCTATTCATGTATACCTCGTCGGCTTTCACGTCGAGTCTGTCATACAACCCGGTCATGAACCCCTTTTCCGGATGGAGCGGTAGCGAGACCACGCGTCAAAATCTCGTGCCGGGCTCGGGCGTGATTCACGGTCTGCAGTTCATGACCATCAACGCGCCTGGCGCTGGACAGACCTACACGATAACCTTGCGAGTCAACAGCAACGACACGCCGATCACCTGCACGATCGCCGATTCAAACATGTCTTGCACCGACACGGTCCACATTGCGACCGTGACGGCTGGCGATCTGATCAGCTATTCGGCCGTGGCCTCGGCTTCGGCCGGAAGCAGCGGGAGTAATTTTGCCTCCATACTCTTAAACCCCGGCAGCAAGGGCATTTCCTACCTCGTAGGCACTCAAAATGCGGCCGGTGTTCCGAATTCATCCACGAGCTATTTGCCGGTCCAGGCGATTAGTCAAGCGGCGATCGCCGACTATAACGCAGCGGCGGGCCTGGTCGCGGCACCAGGTCGGATCTCGAATTTTTACATCAACATGTCGGGCACTCCGGGCAGCGGGAAAAGTTATACGTTCACGTACATGAAAAATAACGTGGCGCAAAGCCTGACTTGCACGATCAGCGACAGCAATACGACGTGCAATGACACCAACGCCGCGCATTCATTCACAGTCGTCCCTGGAGATGATCTGGCGCTCCAGGTTGTGCCCTCTGGTACGCCGAGCAGCGGCCGCGTGACGCGCTTCGCATCGGTGTTTCAACCGAACGTGGACGGCACCAATTTGGTGATCTCCGCGTCCTCGTCGACATTTACGCCCGGCTCAACCCGCTATTTCACGCCGACGGGCTCGACAACGGGAAACAATACGGTATGGTCGCTCGTCGAAGCCGGCCGGCAAGCGATCGGCATCGCCGGCGTGATCGGGAACTTTTACGCCAAAACAAGCGGCGCACCAGGAGCTGGGGAATCCTTCGTCTTTAATTTCCGGCAAAACGGCGTGACGCAAACGATTGGGACGACGATCGCCAATACGAGTACCTCGGGTAGCGACCTGACCGATTTCCTGCCGCTCTACAATGGGGACTATTTCGCGTTACAGCTTATCGCATCCGCTGGCGTTCCATCGACGGTCTACGGCCGGTTTGGTTTTACCTACAGCATTCCTCCGCCGACGTTGCGATCGATGACGGGCGTCGGCCAATAGGAGAAGCCATGGAAAGCAGTTGGAGAAAGCCTGAAGCCAAAATGGTGACACCATTGAGGTGTCTGCTTGGCGTAGGTCAATAAGGAGAATTTATGGCTCAACCAGTACCTGTCGAAAATTCAGCATCAAACGCTTTGGAGAAACCAGCGGCAAATGAGACGAAGCAGCCTAAGAGTGGGGCGAACCTCACCGCTCCTGAAACGAAAGGAGCTGCGGCTGAGACGAAGCCGCCCGTTCCCGAGGCGCCAGCGAAGCCTGCGAACGCACTCGAAGCCGAACTAGCCGCCCAACTTGGCGAAGACTGGAACAAGCTCCCACAGAAGGCGAAGGACCGCATGATCGCGGCGGAGATGAAGTCGCGGGAAGCCGACAAGCGAATGCAGCTTGCCGCCAAGCTCAAAAAAGACTTGGACATGACGAACGCCCAGGTTGGCCAGCTCATCGCTGCTCTGCGCCAGGACCCCTGGAAGGTGCTCTCAAACCCTGCTCTTGGACATGATGTCCGGAAGCTCGCCGAAGAGTACGTCTGGCAGATGATCCAAGAGCAGCGCATGACCCCAGAGCAGCGCGAGGCCATGCAGGCCAAGATGGAACTGCAGGAACTCAAGGCACAGCAGGAGAAAGCGAAAAAGGATCAGGAGCAGCGCGAGATGGACGCTTTAATCGCGCAGCGGCGACAATACTGGGAAAAGTCGATCTCAGAAGCCATCGACGAGGCGAAGTTGCCAAAAACCTCATACACGGTCCGGAGGTTCGCCGACTATATCCGTGCTGCGGCACGGTCACGGCAACCGGCCGACATGCCCGCGATCGCCGCACAGATTCGACAGGAACTCGTCGACCTTCAGTCGCGGTTCCTTTTGCCTCCGAAGCGCGAAGGCGAAACGGACGATATGTACGAAGAGCGTGTGCTCTCTTCGGCGCCGAACGATTTCATCAAGCTGCTCCGTAAAGCGGACCTGAAGAAGCTCCGCGCAAGCGGCAAGCTGCCGAAACCCGGGCCGAAGTCCGGGACTGGGCCAGTTGCCCCGCAAGGGCAGAAGAAGATGAGCATGTCCGAGTGGCTGAATACACGCGATCAGCGACTCGGTCGGAAGTAGATTTTTCGGGCGAGCAACCGGCACAGCCGTCTCTACCCGAACACGTAGTACCGGATGAGCAACCGCGAAAGCGCCTCTGCCCGTTGAGATAGCCGTACGGACGTGCCGTGTGGGGCCTCCGAAATAATCTAAAGGAGATTCACCCATGGCAGCCGCAGATACACTAACCACTCTCAATGGGCTGACGAAGGAACGCTACGCCGACGGCGTCGTAAACGTTGTGCCCGATCAGGACAAAGTCCTGAAAATGACGAAGTTTTCCCAGAAGGACCGCATCGGCGCGCACTACAACCAGCCCGTCATTCTGTCGAACGAGCAAGGCATCACGTTCGGCAACTCGTCCAGCACCCTTCCGCTCTCGCTGAACAACAGCGTGGCGATGACCATGCAGAACGCTCAGCTCCAGTCGATGTTCTTCGCCCTTCGCGGACAGATCGGCGTCGATGCGATCGTCAGAACGGCTTCCAAAGATCAAGCGATCGAGGACGCCTTGGAACTGCTCGTGACCAACATGGTCGAGTCGGAAACCGCTTACATCGAATCCGAACTGCTCTATGGTTCAGTCGGCATCGGTTCCACCGGGACCGCCGCCTTCACGAACAACAGCGCGACCTCGGAAACGGTGCCAGTCCAGGACATGGCGGCTGGCCTCTTCGCTGGCAAGGAGAATGCCACGATCCAGTTCTACAACAGTACCTCGCTGGTGTCGTCCGGATCGGATTCGGTGTTCACCATCTCGGCGATAAGCTATAATGCGACAACCCCGAGCTCCTCGACCATTACGGTTACCGGGACTTCGACCGGCATCACGGCGCTAAACGCGCTCTCTGGAACGAACCTCACGATCTACTGGAACGGCGCCTATGGAATCGAATTCCCGGGGATCGCGGCGGTTGCTTCCGCCGGAACGTCGCCCATCACAACGCTCTACGGCATCACCTGCGCGAACTACAGCCTATGGAACGGGAACGTCTTCTCCTGTAACAGTGCGCCGCTGACCTTCGGTAAGGTTCAAGAAGGCGTTGGTGTTGCCGTCGCAAAGGGCCTCATGGGGAAAGCACACCTGCTCGTCAGCCCGCCCACCTGGGCGAACCTGCTGAACGACCAGGCCGGCCTGCGCCGCTATACGGGCGACGGTTCCGCGAAGTTCTCCAACGGGGCCGAAGAGATCGAATATTCGAGCTCGAACGGCGCTCTGGTTATCGTTCCCCACCCGTACGTAAAGACCAATCAGGCACACCTTGTCCCTGACTTGGCCGGTCGCTGGAAGAGAATCGGCTCGGTTGAGCTCGCATTCAATCCCGGCGTCGAAGACCCTGACAAATACTTCGTCATGCTGCAGAACTCCCTCGGGTATGAGACCCGGCTCGTGAGCGATACCTCGCTCTTCATCGAGACGGCCCCGGCCCGCTGCGTGCAGTTCACCAGCATCACGAACACGACTAACTAAGCCTGGCCCGACTCGCCTCCTCTGGGGTTCGCCTTTGGTGGGCTCCAGGGCAGGGCGGGCGGGATTTTTACTTAGGAGAATGCAATGGCCAACAGCGTTTTTAACATCCTCATCACCACCCAGGATTCGGCTCAGGCAGTCAAAGATAAATTGATTCTTTCGCGGCAATCTCCCACAACTTTGCTCGAAGCGATTGCTCAATATTTCCACAGAATGTCAGGCGGTATTACGGCGGCTAAAGTCCAGGTGTCGACGACGGTCGTCCAGGCGAGCGGAACCATTACCTTTTCGTCTTTTGTGCAGGACGACACCATCACCGTCAATGGAACTCTCTTGACCGGGAAAGATAGCCCGTCGGGCTCGGCGCAATTTCAGACCGGCGCTGGCACCACCGATACGACCATTGCGGCTGCGGCTGCTGCTTGCATCAACGCCAATAGCACATTGAATAAGCAGGTCGTGGCGACATCAGCCTCTAACGTCCTCACTGTGACAGCGCTTGTTCCTGGGGCCTTCGGAAACCTTGGCACCATCGCCATCTCGGCGCACGGGTCCGTTTCTGGCGGCGGTCTTTTGGCATCAGGAGCACAAGACGCAGTAACGACCATTTCGCACGGCATCTAAGGGGGCCTTATGGCCGAGATTGTCGTCCTAAACGGGATCAACTACACCATCCCTGACCCGGGGGATCAGCCGAACTGGGGTACGGGCCTCACGCCGTACCTCGTGGCGGTGGCGGCGACGATCGCCTCGAACCCATCGTTTATGCAGTTCGTGAATGTCGCCTCGTCGCCGACGGCGATGGTCTCTGGCAAAACCTACCTTGTTAACACGGGCTCGATCGCGATCCAGATGAACCTACCGACGCCGGCGCAGAACGCCTGGGTCATCATCAAGGACTCAGGCTTCAACGCCTACACGAACAACATCACGGTACACCGTGCGGGTTCTGAAAAGATCGACAACGTGACGGCGGACTTCGTCATCAACAACTGCGGCGCGGCGTGGGTTTTCATGTCAGACGGGACAGACTGGTTTAGCGTAGGGTCTGCAGGGGACGTCGTTCTGAAGGACATTTCCGACGGGAACCGCTACCGGCTATTCATGAATGGTGGTGTACTGTCGACGCAGCAGGTGGCCTGATATGAAACAGCTATTCCTTGCAGCGCTCGCGATCGCCGGGCTCGCCATGAAGGTGCAAGCCGCGCCCCTGTATGGATATGTCCAGATTACTACCACCACCGCCTTGACGCCCACCCTGCAAAACGGCGCCATCAATATCGCAAGCGGAACTATTCGCAACGTTAACGTTACCTTTGGCGTATCGGCGGCTACACTAACGGCATCCGGCCTCATTACCGGCGGCACGTTTTCAGGATCTGGGGCCAGCCTGACAAATATCCCGGCCGCGAACATCACCGGGGCCATCCCGACGGCTTCGCTTAGCAACGTTCAGAACACGACGAACACCTGGACTGCGCCTCAAACATTCTCGCGCACGATAACCATTTCGTCCAATGTTGTCGATGGTAGCTCCAGCCAGGGAAGTGCTGGGCAGTCGCTTCAATCAAACGCCGGGTCCGCCCCCACGTGGGTCAACGTCCCGTCAGCAATTCTGTCTACGACCTCGACGTGGACAGCTAATCAGACGATCACTAGCGCCACGGTCACAACCCTAAACTCTACGACGATTAACGTGACGACAATTACGCCGGCCGGAATCGTCGGGACGACGACGAACAGCAACGCCAATGCTGGCAATTATGGCGAGTATATATCGACGAAAACCGCCTCAGCGACGAACTGCCCTTCTACTGGTGTCTTCGGCGATCTCGTGTCCTTTACATTGACCGCGGGCGACTGGGACATTAGCAGCAATTTCGTTTACAACAACAACGGTGCGACGACGACAGGCGGGAGCTTGACGATGGGAATAAGCACCACCTCTGGAAACTCTTCGAGCGGCCTTGTAAGTGGCGATAACCGTGGTGACTATGCCACTGCCCCCATCACCGGCTCAAGCAATTTTGTCTCTGGATCAATTCCCGCCTGGCGGCAAAGCATCAGCGGCTCGACCACTTTTTACTTCAAGATGGCCTGTTCTTATAGCGTCGCGACGCCAACCATTCAGGGACGCATGAGTGCACGGCGAGTCCGATAGGAGGAATCAGATGCAAGGACCTGACCAATACGAGATGGATGATCAGTTGATGGATGAGCTCGGCGGAGCGATGGACAGCTTCGATGCGGGAAAGATGAAGCCGATCGTCACAATCACGTTAGCCGTCAATGATGGCTCGGCTGAAGAGAAGAAGCCCGAAGATGGCGATGATGCGATGCCGACACCCGAAGAGATGGACGAACTAGAAAAGGCGCTCGGTTAAGGAGGCCACATGGTAGTCGCCCTCGGCGCTCCGGTCACGGTTGACTCTATCGTTTCGACGGTTAAGCAACAGGCTGTCGTGCCGAACACGGCGTCGCTTTTCTCGTCGGCGAACGTTGCGAACCTTCTCGACGACGCTATGCGGAAGAAAGTCATTCCGCTGGTGAAATCGCTGAAGGAGGAATACTGGGTCACGACGATCGCGACGCAGATTTCGGCGTCGGTGAACGCCTACGCGATTCCTTACCGTGCCGTCGGACATGCGCTACGCGACGTGGCGCTCATGGACAACAATCAGAACCTGCTGCAGCTCGTGCGCTACGAGCCGGAGGACATCAAGTTCCCGCTCATCCCGTACAACAGCCCCTATTTCCGGCTCGGCTACTACCTACAAGATTTCAACGTGGTCCTTTTCCCGCCGCAAGTCTCGAATTATACGGCCTACCAGATTTTGATGAAGTACGAGCGCCGCCCATCCAACCTTACACTAACCTCAAACTGCGGGCAGATCACGAGTTTCAATCAGGGGGCGTCGGCCTTAACACTTTCTTTCGTGCCCACCTCGTGGTCGACCTCGACGACGCTCGACGTCATCAACAACCTCCCGCCGTTTAACTCGATTGCAGACGACGTGGTGATCACGAACATCAATGGGCTGACGCTGACGGTCACGATCCCGTCCGGCTTTTCCTCGACGTTCTGGTCCAACGTGGCCGCAAATTACTGGTGCGCGCCTTCCATGACGACGCCGATCCCACAGATTCCCTATGAGGCTTTCCCGTATCTGACCGCACTCGGGAAAAAACAGGTGCTCGAAGGGCTCGGCGACTCGAACATGCTGAAGTCGGTTGACGACGATATTGCCGACTCGAAGGTGTTACTCAATTCGATTTTGACGCCGCGCGTGGAAGGAACGCCGAAGACGCTCTCGGGCTTTGGCGGGATCATCAACTACGGGCAGAACAGGATCGGGAACCTCGGCTAATGCTAACGACCGTCCTTCAGGCAACGGGTGTCCAAACCAACACGAACAAGCTCTCCGTTCAGGCAGGCGGGCTCGTGCAGGCGGATAACTGTGTCATCGACAAAAAGGATGTCATCGAAATTCGTCGCGGGTTCAATCCGGTGGGCACGACCTTCGCTTTTGCGGGGAGTGCGGACAACCTCTACGTTTTCCAAGGTCGCATGCTGGCATCGAACGGGAGCACGCTCGCCTATGATTCTACTTCTAACGCTAGTAGTCCTTCCTGGAGCAGCTATTCTGGCAGTTATTCTCCGCCGTCTGGCGCGAACAAGATCCATGCGGTCGAAGGCGTTAACTCGAACCTCTATTTCACGACCAATGTCGGCGTGTACAAAGTCGACACGGTAACGAGCACTCCATACCTCGCCGGCGGACCAAAGGCTCTCGACGGTACGGGCGTGATCGATGGATCGGGGTCTGGCTGGTTCCTGAACAACGCAAACGTTGCCTACCAGGTCGTCTGGGGCTACATCGACGCCAACAACAACACGGTTCTGGGCGACCCCTCAGAGCTGATCAACGTCACAAATACGTCGGGCACCCCTCAGAACGTGACGCTCACGTTTACAGTACCCTCCGGACTATCAACCTCATATTTCTGGCAACTCTACCGCTCGGCGCAGACGGGATCGACCTCGACTGTGGCTGGCGTACAGTTCCAGCTCGTCGCCCAGGCGAATCTGACCGCGGGGCAAATTTCGGCTCTTTCCGTCACCTACACCGACCAGACGCCGGACAATTTGAAGGGTGCGTATCTCTACACCGACACTACGCAGCAGGGGCCACTACAGACGAATGATCAGCCGCCTCTTGCTGTCGATATGTGCTACTGGAAAAACATGATGTTTTACCTGAACATCAAGTCGAAACAGCGGGCCTACATCACCGTCATTTCGGTTGGCGCGCCTTCCGGAATTCAGATTGGCGACACCTTCGTCATCACGAGTGGCTCGACGACTCTTACGTTCACGGGCGCCGCAGCGCAGAACGTAGCCTCGGGTCAGTTCAAGGTCGATACGACCTCGACGTCGGCTGTTAACATCGACGCCACGGCACGGAATCTTGTCGCGCTCATCAATCAGTATGCGACGAACTCACTGATTTACGCCTACTACATCTCGGGCTATCAGCAGCTCCCGGGCCAGATCCTTTTAGAGGAGCGGGCGATCGGCGGCGCCGTGTTCTCCCTCACAAGCTCGCGCGGCGGAGCCTATTCGCCGGTTATCCCATCGTCTGGATCGGCCTATGCCTCGACGAACACGAACCAGCAGAATGGGCTTGCCGTTTCCAAGGTCGGGCAACCCGAAGCCGTCCCGCTCGTTAATCTTTTGCCCGTCGGAGCGGCCGATCAAGATGGTTACCGGGTCCTTCCGCTCACTGATGCGGTCTACGTGCTCAAAGCCGACGGGGTTTTTCGCGTCACGGGCGACAATCCCTCGAATCTCGTGGTCACCGTCGCCTACCCAGACACGATTTTGACGGTGCCAGAGTCTGCGGTCGTCCTGAACAACTCGATTTACGCCTACACGAACCAAGGAATTGTGACGATCAATCAATCCGAGCCGCAACTTCTCTCGTTCCCGATCGAAGATCAGCTTCTACCGCTGCAAAACATCACGAATTTTACCTCGATGAGCTACGGCGTCGCCTATCCGGCCGACCGGAAGTACGTTTTTTCGTGTCCGACGGACTCCACCGATACACATCCGACGCAGGAATGGGTCTATAACTATATTACGCAAGCCTGGACACGCTGGGACCGCATAGTTACGGGTGGCGTCGCCAACTCTAACGATAACCGGCTCTATTTCTGCTCCAGCGCGGCGCAGAAGCTTGTTCAAGAGCGTAAAACCTACACCGTCATGGACTACGCCGACGAGTCCTATGCCTGCAACATCACGAGTTCTTCGGGCACGACAATTACGGTTGATTCAACGACTAATGCGATCGCTGGGATGTCGATAGCACAGCCGAACGCGCTGCACCCTAACCTTCCAACGACATCGGTCATCGTCTCCGTTAATAGCGCGACCCAAATCACGGTATCCGACACTCTGCAGTGGACGATCGGAGCGGCCGCTTACTATACGCCGATCGACTGCACGGTAGGCTACGCACCGGCGCATGGCGGTTTCCCGCTTTATCTCAAACACTTCACTATCTTGAACTTTGAAGTCGACCAACTGACCGCGCGGACTCTTACCGGCCAGGTTTCGACCGACTTCTCGCCGTACAAAGAAGACTTAGACATCACGCCGATTTTTCTCGGATTCGGTGACGTGCCGTTTGGGACTTCCGAGGACTTCGGAGGGGTTGGGTTCAACGCGCAGCCGCTGGCGGCCGTCATTCCCCAGGAAAAGGCGCGCGCACATTGGATCAACGTCTATATCAGCCAGGAGGAGGCTCTGCGGAAGTTCGTTTTGATGGGTGCGACGGCGCAGTACGAGATCACGTCCACAAGGATGCACTAAATGAAGCTCCCGACGATTCAACGCTTCCAGAAGCAGAACTATCCGGGCTCGCCCGACTGGTTCACGCGCTTCATTTCGGACGTGAATTCGTTCACGGAGATCATCTGGAACATCTTGAACAAAAACGTCACGCCGTCGGACAACATGGACGCGCAGGTGTACCAGACGACGCTCCTGGCCGGCGCCGCGGCCTCGAACAACACGCTTTCTTTTCAGTCGACACTGAAGCACACGCCGCAAGCCGTCATTATCGGGGCGGTTACCGATCAGGCGGCATATTCTGGCGCGTTTTCATCAGCGGTGTTCCCGACGTGGTCATTCTCAGGGACGACGGTCTCGATCGTGGGAATTACTGGCCTGACGAGTGGTCACACATACAGCATCACCTTCGTTATTTTGTAGTCGCTGAAGTTCAAGTTCATAGCGGTTTCGGACGCCTGTGTGGAGGCTGGGCCCTTCATACAGGCGCTGTTTTTGGAGGACAGGATGGCGTTTCTACCAGACCAGCAGCAGGACCAGACGCAGCAAAGCCAGACGCAAAACCAGATTCCCGCTGTCCCGCAGATCCCGACGCTTCAGGGGGCAAGCGGACCAAGCGCTGGACAAGGTTCTGGCACTGGGGCGACGAATACTGCCGCTTCACCGGGTGCGGCGCCCACCTCGCCCTGGCAGAACATCAGCGCTTACCTCCAGGCGAATGCAGGCCAGGCTGGGAACGTGGCCAATACGATCGCGGGGAATCTCCAAAGCCAGTACAACACCGCAAACCAAGGCATTCAGCAGGCGAACCAGAATTTTGGACAGCAGATCGAAAGCGCGCGAGTTCCACTGAACCAGCAAGTGGCGCAACAGGCCGCCACAAATCCGGGCCAGTTCGCGAAGGACCCGAATAACGTGGCGGCTTTCCAGCAAATGTTTAACGCGCAGTATTCAGGCCCGCAGGACTTTAGCCATTCCCAGGACTACTCCAACCTGCAGGGCCAGGTCCAGAAGGCGCAAGGGCAGGCCGCGCTCGTCAATCAAGGCACACCTGGCCTCATGACGCTTTTGCAAGAGGCCGAGTCGCAGGGTGGCCGGAACCCTACCCAGGGAATCACTGCGCTTGATTCACTTCTTCTGCAGGAGGACCCGAACAATTTCGCGACACTCTCTTCTGCTGCCCAACCCTTCGCTGGCCTGACGAATTATCTCGGTCAGACGCAGCAGGGGCTCGATACCGCCGCACAAAATGCCGCAAAAGAAGCTGCAGCGACTAAGTCACAGATTCAAAACCAATTCATCGGCCCGGGTGGCGTCGCCCCGACGATGCAGGCCGCACTTAATAAGCAGTTGCAGACCGCTTCACAGCAAGCAAAGGGCTACAACACCCAGATCAGTGACATTATCGGGAAGCTGAACTCAGGCCAAGCGCTTTCACCACAGGAATCCGCCTTAGTCGATCCCGCCGGGACCCTTCAATCCCTCAATCCCTTCGGTACAAGCGGCGGTGTTTTCCAGAACATGCTCGCGGAAGGTTTCCCGGGCGTTGCCCCAGGCATGCTCGCCCAGTTCTACAACGCTCCGGCCCAGCTCGCGCAGCCTGGGATCGAGAACGTCATGACGCCGCAACAATACGCCGACGCGCAGGCCATCAATCAGCTCGTCGGCCAGAACGCGATCGGCGTACCGGATCACCTCGGGAATCCTTTTGCTGTCCCGCAATCTTCGGGCAGCTTCGAAGATCAGGCAGCCTTGCAGGCTCTCTACGACACCATGAACGCCGATCAGTCGATGCTCCCTCATATGTCGCCGGAACAACAAACCTCTTGGCTGCACGACACACAAGCGCTGATGTCCTATCTTGGCATGCCTAGCCCGTATCAAGGGCCACCTGTTCAGCCCGTATCCGAGCCCGTTTCTCCCTTCCCGAACGGCGGAACGACACTCACGAATGGCACTAATTCCACGCAATCCGGCGGCGGCCGCGCGTTCAGGTAAGGAGGCTTTATGGCAAACGGAGCAACGACAACAAGTCTAGGGTCACTTGCCGGGATGGGCGCTGGGGCGGCGCTTGGTGGTCCCATGGGTGCCATGCTCGGCAGCTCGGCCGGGGGGATGCTTGGCGGTCTCTTCGGAGGCGGCATGTCGGACGACGCCATCGAAGCGCTCAAGAAGGCGCAAGAGGCCATTGAGGCCGTCCCCGTCCCGACGGCGAAGGATATGCAGCTCGTCCTTGCTCCGCTCGTCCAGCAGGGCATCATCACGCCTGAAGCCTACTCGACGATCCTGCAACAACCGTCCGAGTTCATGAATATCAATCTGGATGAGGCCCCGCGGAATGCGGAGATTGCCGCCCTATCCCAGATGCAGGACATCGCCAACGAAGGTGGCCAGGACGCCCAGTTCCGGGCGGCAATGAACGACGCCACCAACCAGGCCAACCAGCAGATGCAGGGCCAGACGGGCTCTATTCTCCAGAATGCGGCCGAGCGTGGGGCGCTCAATTCAAACATGACAGCGGCGGCGCAGCTTGCAAACGCCTATGCGGGCAACGCGAACATGGCCAACGCCGGAGTGAACGCGGCGGCGCAAGCGGAACAGCGTGCCCTTCAGGCGATTGCAGAGTCCGCGCAACTTGGGGGCCAGATCACCCAGCAGGACTATTCGCAGGCGGCACAAAGGGCTGCGGCGATCGATGCCATCAACCGTTATAACGCCCAGAATAGTCAGCAACAGTCCAACCAAAACGTGCAGACGCGGAATCTCGCGCAGGCCTCCAATTTGGACACGGCGCAGCAGATCGCCCAGTACAACAACCAAATTAAGAACCAGCAGGCCGAATACAACGCTCAGTTACCGGCTCAACAGTTTGCGATGCAAATGCAAAAGGCTGGCGCAATGGCGGGGATTGCGGAGCCGATGGCAAACCTGTACCAGCAGGGGTTTCAAAACCAAGCGGCAACGCAGGGCAACCTGATCGGCGGGCTCGGGCAAAACCTCTCCAACTACTACAACAACCAGAATCTGGTGAATGCTCTGAAGGGCATGCAACAGCCGGCGGCCAGTGCGAGCACCGCTCCCGCGCTTGTTCAGAACACGAATTCCGCCTATGGCGGATGGGGCGCCGCCGAGGGCGGCGTTGTGCCAGGCCGCGCGCCAGTTCCCGGCGACCATCCGGCGAACGATCTGGTCCACGCGCGCCTTTCGCCTGGGGAAGTGGTCGTCCCACGTTCCGCTGCGGCAAATCCAATCAGCCTAGCGAATTTTGTAGCCCACCTTCCGCAAGGTAGTGCTCCAAAGATTCACCCCGAAGATGTCAAAACCGTGCTTTCGGCTCTGACGGCTATGCGCGGCGGAATGTGGAAGGGAGGGTACTGCTAATGTCGGAACAGAACCAGCCGGAGGAATCGCCCATCATGATCGCCCTGCGCAATTATGTGCTGGGTCACGGCGGCCTGGGCGGAGTTGACCAGAAAGAGACCCAGCTTGCAATGAACGTCGAGCCATCATCGGGGACCGCCAAGGGATACGCCAATGGCGGTATCGTTATGCCGGATCTTGGCGATCTGCCAATCCCGGGCAGCGATTTTGACGTGGCTAACCAATCCTCAACTTTCAAAACGAATGGGAATGTTGCACTGCCGCCCATTCCGCCCGCTTTGCTTGCTGCTGCCGCTCAGAAACAAATTCCTCCGGCCGCCCAGGCACCCGCTCCGGGGCCTCGTCCGGCTCCAATGGCTCCGCCGACACCGCCGATGCCTAGCATGGGAGACGTGCTCCAGCAGGCTCAGACTGCGGGGAACCAGCTTTATGGCGCCTATACGCCTGAACGCCGAAATGAACTCTATGCCTACCTCGCCGAAAAAGCGAACGGAATGCCGAACGCCATTGGAGCGGGACTGGCAAGCGTAGGGGACGCGATCGCGCGCGGCTACGGACGCGATGCTGGCGCGAATTTCCTGGATAAGACTCTGCAAGGGACAAAAGCCAGCCGCGAAGAAGCGCTTGGAGCCTTCGACACGGCCCAGAAGGGGGCGCTGGCGGAAACATCTACCGGCATGGAACTTCAGAAGATGGACCCGAACTCGGCGATTTCCAAGGTCAGCCGTGCGGCCTATGCGCCGATGCTGGCCAAGCTCGGCTATAGCCCTGCAGCGATCGCCAAGATGAGCGGTGCGAATGTTGAAACGGCCGCCAAAGTAGCGGCGGACCTCGGCGGCAAGGAAATGGAAAACCTCTTCCACCAGGCGCAGCTTATCGTTGAAAGCCAGTTCCACAAAGCGGAGCTCGGCGAAAAGGAATCGGCCCGCAAAGCCGAAGCCCTGAAAACTCTGTCGGAGCATCCGATCGCAAGCATGCTCCCGACCGCCTCCAATGCGGCACTCAAGCAGCAAGCGGGTCTCCAAGATGCTGGGACGGGGCAAGCTGGCGGCCCAGCCACTGGCCCCCTTGGCCAGACGACGGTTAAAGACGGGAAAACGTATGAATGGTCGCCGATCACTCAGAAATATCACCTCAAGCAATCATGAATGCACCAGCCGACCTATTCACCGACGCGCCAGCCCCGAAACTAGACGCCAGTTTGTTCACAGACGAACCAGCGCCCAGCTATAGCGGAGTTGAATCCTTCGCCCGCGGTGCGGCGAATAACTTCCCGCTCGCTCCGCAAGCGATCGCGGCCCTGGAGCCTGGATCTTACTCGCAGAACCTCTCCGAGTGGAATCAAAAAGCCGCACAAGCCAAGGCTGCAAACCCTGTCAGCTACGGTGCTGGAGCCGTGACGGGAGCGGTCGCGCCCGCTTTCATTCCGGGTGTTGGCGAAATCATGGAGGCGTCGCCGATTCTAGCCAACGCCGGGCTTGGGGCTGCCTCTGCCATCTCGAATACTGATCTTTTGGCACACCCGGGCGAAGCCGCGAAACAGGGGCTAGAGGGCGGCTTGATCGGCGGTGCAGTTGGCAAGGTGGCCTCTATGCTGCCGGGCCCAGAAACGATGCTTGCTAAGGCGACGAGCCCGGAGGCCGTCGCGGCCAAGCTGGCCAATCCTGGCATGAAAGCCACGCCGATCGGCGATTTGGCCGAGCAAACACTTCCGAAGATGGGAAAGATATTTGACGACAAAATCAAAGCGATGGACGACGCAGCGCGGGCGACTCTCAGCAAATCGCACTATCCAGAAGAAGGGGCGGTCTCTAAGGATAGCCTCCTCCGGACGATCGCCGGAGTAAAAGGGAATCTCTCTGTCGGTGGCGGCGGCCTGGTTGGCAGCTCTGCCAAGCGTGCGGTTGGGCTTTTGGACAGCATCGCTGATGATATTCAAGGTCTCGGGAGCAACGTCCATGGGACTCTGAAGTCAATCATGGGCGCCCCATCGATCACACGACAGTCCGACTACGTTTCTCAGGACACGATCAAAGATGTCATTCAGAACCTGGACGCGAATATCAATTGGGACGACCCAGCAGCGAGCCAAGTAAACGGTGCGTTAGCGAATCTTCGCACTGTGCTAGACGACCATTTAAAGCAATCGAACGACGCCTATCGGGAGGCCATGGAGCCGCTATCGAGCGCGATCCGCACTCGGGATGAATTCCTGCGGAAGATGTCGCTTAAAAGCATGCCGGGCGGTGGTTATACGCCGAGTGACCTCACCGTAGGCAAGCTAAACACTGCCCTGAAGGACTCGAAACTCGATACCGGGAAGATGCTCGATCGAGCCCAGGAAATGACGGGAGAAGACGTCAAAACGCCACTCCTCTTGCGTCAGTTTGAAGGTCCAACACCTGAAAATCCGGCTGGGACAGCTTCCAAGATTGGTGCTGGCATGGTCGGCGCTGCTCTCGGCCATGGATTGGGGGTTGAAGGTATGGGACTCGGCGCCGTTCTTGGGCACCGAGCCTTGCATGAACCCATGTCGATCGCGGGCAGGCGTGGCTCTGAGTGGATTCTCGACAATGTCATGGCGAATCCGGCACTCCGAAGTTTTCTGCCAGCTCTCTCGGCCGCGGCTCAGCGCGGGACGAATTCGCTCATCGCGAACCATTTCATCTTGATGCAACAGGACCCGGAGTACAACAAGGCGTTCAACGAGGGGATGAATGGTACTAGCCCAGGAAGATAGTTGCCCCGTCTGTGGAAATCCCATGGTGGTTGAAGAGGACTGGTCTCTTGGCCGGGTCACTCGCTGCGGGATTCATTACAGGAAGGTGGAGCGTTTCGATCGACTTCGATCTTCCAGCCTTCTGGACAAACAAGAAAAAGGGGATGCGCATGCCGCCTGAGCTCGTCTATTTCAAGCCCGAAGAAGTCGTCGGGCTCGACCAGGAGCTATGTGCGATGCTGGACCTCGCCCGTGGCCATGCTGGGGTTCCTTTCACGATCACATGCGGGCTTAGGACCCAGGCGCAAAATGACGCATTAGCGGGATCATCCGTCAAAGACTCTGCGCATTTAACTGGCCACGCAGTGGATCTAGCCTGCTCCGATTCAGCGAGTCGCTTTGCGATGATCAAGGCTTTGCTTGGGGTGGGTTTCACGCGAATCGGCGTCTATTCGGCCCACGTCCACGTCGACAATTCTAAGACGCTTCCGCAAAACGTCATCTGGTACGCACAAGGCGCATGAATATCATCCAAGCCATCAAGGCGCTTTTCGCAGCAAAAAGGCTAGTTGAATCGGAAATCAAGGAGGCTAAGATTATGAATTCAGTCGGAAAACCTGCATGGAAAACGACCGAGTTTTACTTCAATGTCGCAACCCAAATAGGGATCGTATGGAGTACGGTCCAAGGGTTCCTCCCGCCGAAATATGCCGCGATCATTTCGACGGCTGGAGTGGCAATCTATACCGTTGCTCGTACGATCGCTAAGGCTGTGACGGATGTTCAAAACATCAAGGCGAATCAATAGAGATCGGCTCGGCCGCCAATGGATAAAATCGCAATGCGAGAATGGGTTTCCTCGCTCGAGGAAATCGTCGACAATAAATTACGCAAATGGCGAAAAAGTCACACTATCGAAAATGGCGAAGTGGTGCAACTTCGCTGGCAGTTTGAGCAATCGCACATCCAGATAGATGTGTTTTGGCCGGACAAAAAAGAGGGGATCATCCTCCAGTACCTCAGCCCACGGACCAATCATTCCTATTATTGGCATGGGTTAGATGATCGGACATTCAATAAAGTGATGGATCGGGTGGGAAATCTCGCTCAGGTAACAATGCACCCGCCAATCGAGCCGGACTAGAATGTGGATGATCGACGAGACGAATGGAGGCGCGGGGTCGACGAAAATCTCGCCTCGCTAAATGCTGGCCAACGCGTTTGGGAGCGCGAGATCGGAGCCATACGGAAAATCCTTTCCGACATTGATTTCCTTCTCCGTGGCGACCCTAAAAAAGAAACGGATGGTTTAGTAGCACGACTTCACAAGCAAGAGAACGAAATCAATCTGCTGAAGGCGATTATTCTGAAGGATGCCGTCGGCAACAAAGGCCTTGTCGGGCGAGTCGAGCAGTTGGAAGGCGGCCGCGAGGATCGCCGCGGCCTTTGGAAGAACCTCACCAGCATAGTCGTGGCTGCCCTCATGTCCGGCCTCTTAACCCACTTCTGGGGCGACATTTGGCATTGGACGACCCGGAAATCAACCGATCCCGTTGAGCAAATGATTGAACGCGCCAAGCGCCCCAAGTCCCGTCGGCACCATGTTTCGCCTGCGCCAGTCGTTGAGCCTGAAACCCCGGAAGATTAAAAGTGAGTGGAGCGGCCTTCGCTATCGTGACAGCGGAAGAGCGCCTCCGCGAAATACCAGCACAGCACGAAAGGGAAGGCGAGCACATGCCCCAGGAAAAGGGGAAGATGCCTAAGTTGAGGTCTAGTCGAGGCCATTACCAATGTATCTCCATTAACGTCATATAACAGACATTCTAGTAAATTACTTCTTGAAAATAATGGTAAGGTAAGGTATGACCATACCATGAAGCGTGTGGGCTTCTGCGGTCCCAAGTACGAGCGTACCTCCTGCCGAGAATGCGGGCGCGTCATCGAACCGCCTCGAAACCGCTCCGATGCCCTAGCCCAAAAAAGGGGCTTCTGCCGAACCGTATGCGAAGAAAATTTTGACTTCGCTTACAGTTTCTGGAAAAAGAGCCACAACATCATTTAAACGGCTCCAGGTGGACCACTAGGCGCCACCTAATGGTATGCTCTGGGAATGGAACTCACGGTCTCCCGGAAAATTTACATTGGCAGCGGTGACAATGGCCGCCGCTTAATGAACGCCATCCAGGAAAAAGCCGACAAGCTTTTCAACGGGAATGTCTCGCGCGCCCTTATCTGGACCTTCTGTGAAAAGCACGGGATCGACCCCCGCACCGGCGAACCCGCCAAGACAAAGACGAAGTGTAGCGATTAAATCTGCTGTGCCCACTGTGCCCGCTTTTGTGCCCAATCGCCCCTACTTTTCATGTCTTAGCGTGGACGTTGTTGGACGATGCCCTCCGTCTGAGATGCTCGCAAAAGGTGTACAACCGTCGGACAACAAGTGACTCGTCGTTGACTCCAGGCCCGGGAGCTTTGCCCATCAGTTTTATCGACGGATGGGCAGTTTTGATGTGCCCGTTGTTGTGCCCGGTCACTCGGGCAACTGTGGGAGCTGGTTAATAGCGTGGTCAGTAAAGCTGCCGGGGATGAGATGGGAGTAAATCTCCGTCGTGGAGATTTTGGAGTGACCCATCCATTCCTTGATGAATTTCAGAGGTACTCCATTTGAGGCAAGATGGGCGCCGAAGCAGTGGCGCAGCGTATGAATTGAGCCCCTGAGATTAGCTTTGCGAACCAGGCGTCCAAAATACGTTGTCATTGTGCCAATGGTTGGTCGTTCGCCAGCCTCAGAAAAAACATAGGAATCTCCGTTTTTAATGGAGAGTAGGTATTCGCGCAGATCCGGGGCCATTGGGATGAATCGGCGTTCGTGATCTTTGGGAATCCAGGTGTCAGATGGAGCGATGTGAATCCGGTTACGTTCAAAATCCACTTCCTTCCATGGCAGTTCGCGAATTTCTGCGCGGCGTAGGCCTGCTCGCGAGCCTAGATAAAGCAAGGTCTTCCATAAACCATGGCAGTGCTCCCGTAATTGCAGGAGCTCCGCGAGCGTCCAGAAGCACAGTCGGCCTTTCGGCGTTTTTATGTATTTGTTAACGGTCCAATCCTGCCGCGCTACGTATCCATAGGCTTCAGCCTTTCTCATAGCTGATCGGATTGAGCGAAGGTCGCGGTTGATGACATACTTCCCGCGGCCGGCAGCGATCCATGCCGGCTTTATAATTTCTTCGAGAAAGTGAGGAGTGATTTGATTTATCCGTTGTACTGTGACGATCGCTTCCATTTCCCTGAAAGCGCGCGCCTCGGCCTGCCAGGTCCGTATATTTTTGTTTAGCTTGGATGCTCGGAGAAGCTCATCGCGAAATGTCGGCCATGAGGCGTTCGTTGGCGCGTGACCATGGCGGGCGGCATTGCGGTTCTTAATTAATTCGCCGAGACGTTCCTCAGCGATCCGGCGGTCGGTAGAAAGGGGCTTGCGAATTTCATCGCCGTTGATGCGGATGCGTGAATACCAAACCTTCCCTCGTTTATAAATCTTAGCCATGCGAGATTCCTCCTAACGGTCCTCGTACCGCTGCCTCCACAGTTGTAACGGTCGCTTGATTTCTCTTATTTTTTGATGTACATATGGTGGGCTCTGGTAGGGTATGAGC